CTCACGGAGCTCCCTTCGGGCTTGCGCCCTCTACCTCTACCTAGAATCGGAGCAGACTATGTCCACTACCACCCAGTACCCGAAGTCGCAAACTCTTCATTATCGTATGTATCGGATATTCGTTGACGGGTCGGAGGAAACCTCAACCGAGGCTTCTCCCGTCCTTAAATGGACCGATACGGTTACGAAAGGGGATAATATCCCCAATTGGAGACAAGCGATGAAGTTAGGGCAAGATTGCACAACTTCACTTCAGGTGGTGAATCGTTCCATAAAAGCCATTCCTGGCTTTATGGTTGAATGGAGGAAGACGAATTCTCAGTCTTCCCCTTCAGCGACTCATAGGTGGTTGGCCGACGGCTTTTTTGGCCTAGGCGCGGACTGGCCTGCTGATCCCGCTTCTTTGGTAGAGACAGTAGCAAACAACAAAGCGCTGAGTAAGTTTAATCAGAAAGTCAGGTCGGCACAAACCTCTTTCGAGGGTGGTGTCTTTCTTGGCGAGCTGACGAAAACTATACACGGTATCAGGCATCCTGCCGAATCCTTACGTAAATTAGTCGATTTGTATCATCGTCGAGCGAAAGCTCTTCGTGATGCTCATCGACGTACGGCCGCTTTGCGGAAGTACTTTACCAAGGCTGTGGCAGATTTGTGGCTGGAGCATGCTTTTCACTGGACTCCTCTATTCTCAGACATAAAATCTGGGGTTAACACCCTCGTTGATTTTACTATGAAGAATACGGATCATCCGAGCTCTAAGCGCGTAACTGCGCGAGGAGTTGATGAGTCTAGTGTTGCTTATCCACCGGCCGGTAACGGCAATGGTGGGTTGGCTTGGCAGCTCCAACATACCGAAGTAAGTCGCGTCATCGTGATTTACCGAGGTGCCATAAGGATCTCAGTACCCGGGAACGTACCTACGTTACAGAAGGTGGGGCTTAACCCCTTATCTTTTGTTCCGACGGTATGGGAACTGGTACCCTGGTCCTTTCTGATTGACTATTTCACCAATGTTGGTGATATAGTCACGTCCGTGAGTAACCTTGGAGTCTCTCTATCATGGAAAAACAAAACCATTATAAGAGAGTCAGTAGCAGACTACCACTTGACCGCAGATGCGAGCTTGTGGAAGAATGATACATTCCATCAGTCATTCACGTTCAGCGCTCCCAGTGCCATCTTGACTAGAAAGACTGTTAACAGAGCTAGTTATACCGGGTCTTTTATACCTGGGCTAGTTCTGGAATTGCCTGGTTCAGGCAGCAAGAAGTGGCTAAATATAGCCGCCCTTGCAGTCTCTCAAGCTATTGATGGTAAGTTTCGTTGGTAACTTAACTTCTTATAGGATACAACCACTATGACGTGGGCTCCTGCCTCTCCGGTTACCGGTGCTCCTCAAACCGGTCTCACCTCCCCTACCTATACGTTGGCAACAGATGTTGCTCCGGATAGTAATGGGGTTGCCAGAGCTGTTACAACTCTGGGCGGCACACAAACCGGTGTCGAAGTGAGCAGTCCCTCAAACCCGTTCACACTACTTGCTACCCGCCCCAAGGTCCTTAAGACCTTGCCGGCGCTGCAAGCGAACGGGCAGCTCGGAAGTGTGCCGATGAACACTTGGTACGTAAGCGTCCGTAAGGGCGTCGACGTACTTGCCGGCCAGCCGAAACGCGTAATGGTGGCTCGTCTACAAATAGACGTGCCAGCAGGAGCGGATACGGCGGATCCGGAAAGTGTTCGTGCGGCATTGTCGCTTCTTATCGGTGCTCTGTGGGAACAGAGCAACGAGCACGGTGACGCGATTATCACGGGCGTTCTCTAGTAGGACATTTCAATGTCCATGGAGGACTCTCATGATTGCGCGTGGCAAAAAGACGAAGAAGGTTTTTACCTTTGTCGTGATTCTTGCTGCCGTGATGTCAGCTTTGAAGGCGAATCAGGATCTGGAGCGGATTTTAATCTGCTTGGACTCTGTTTCGTCGGCTCAGCTGGCCAGTCAGTAGACTTTTATAAACTGACTGAAGTCGCGACGTTACTTCCGTAACTTTAAACTTGAGGTACACTGCTATGGCGGTATCGCCAGATGTGCTCTTTAAGGCCCTAGAAAAGGACGTTAATAGTGTCATTGAGAGTTCCAATCTTAAGGTTGGCGACTCTTGGACACCGGAGATGAACTCTAAGGAGGTTGCAGCACTAATGATAGGCAAGTCGTTCTTGAAGAAGTATAGATATACTTCTAATAGGACGTCTGCTGATCAGGATGCTGTAGCTACCCGAAAGTTTCACGACGCAAATATGCGTTGTGCGAACTGGGAGTTCGCTCCGAACACATCGTTAGATGAAGAGTTGATGGGGCAGTTTAAACAACTGCTGTATCTTTTCTTTTATCCAACGAACACTGGATCCCCGTACACCGAACTTGACTCCATCTTTGATGAAGGCAGGACCGGTCCGGGGGCTAGCGTTGGGGCACGAGGTAGTGACTTCTATACGAAGTTATTTTCCTCGCCTCTTCTGTGTACGAACGGCCTTCTCAAAACGCATTACTTATATGCGTTACAGAGAGACGACCTTTCCCTTTGGCGCGACGCGGATTCCAATCGCGAACTCGCGTACGGGGAGATAGCTCTTTGTGAGGGTAGTAGGTTTTCCTTCGTCCCGAAAGACGTCGGCACAAGTCGATTGATTGCCATAGAACCCGCGTTAAATATGTTTTATCAACTCGGGTTCGGCCGGCTGTTGGAGCAAGGCTTGAAGACCACTTTTGGTCTTGACATCGCTGCCCAGCCGCAGATCAATCGTCTCGCTGCTTGGTTCGGAAGTGTCACGAATAGTCTATCAACTATAGACCTAAGTGATGCCTCTGATTCCATCTCTAACAAGATGCTAGCTTGGGCTTTGCCTCGAGAGGTTTACCTCTTGTTGCAACGCCTTCGCTCACCGAAAGGTGAGTTAGCTGGCAAGCAGGTTGAGTTGAACATGGTCAGTACCATGGGGAACGGTTCAACGTTCCCTCTGGAGACCCTGATCTTCTCGTGCTGTGTTATCTCCGCGATTCAGTCTTATGGCTTTCGGCCAGAGAGACCGGGTCGCGACTTTGACACCGATAACCCTGCCCATTTAAATCGGGTTGGGTATTGGGGTGTATTCGGCGATGACATTATCTGCCACCGTAAGGTGACTGATCGCGTCCTTCGCCTTTTAGCCCTTTTAGGGTTCAAAGTTAATCGAGATAAGTCCTACGTTGATGGACCCTTTCGCGAGTCCTGCGGCGAAGATTTTTATCTTGGCCACAATGTCCGGGGTGTATATATAAAGACCCTTGACACTGAAGGAGCTCGTTACTCTGCTATCAACTCCCTGAATGTTTGGTCGGCGAAGACAGGCATCCGCCTGCCCGAGACGATCAAACTGCTCATGTCTTCTGTCAGGTACCTTCCGGTACCTCCAGAGGAAAACCATGATGCTGGGGTTCGCGTTCCCTTTTCCTGTCTTAAGATAACAACCAGGGATGGAAATCAGGCGCTCATTTATGAGCGTCGGGTCTCTTCCCCTGCTGCTATCCGGATAGGCGATGGGTTCGTGAAAGTTCCAAAGGGAGCCAAGGACCGCATTTATAACCCGGAAGGGTTGTTGAATGCATACTTGGCAGGCAGGGTTCGTGGTGGCCGTATTATGGTGAGAACCACCAAAGTACGGTACCGCACGAAGAGGGGTGTAACTCCCAGGTGGGATTACACTCCGCCTACGAGTGACATTGCGTCACTCTGCGGTTTTCCGCTCTGGGAAAGAGCGGTGGAATCTTATATTTTCCCGTAAGGGATTTATAAGTTGGGGTTGGTAACAACCGAGTCCGCAAGGACCTGGAGAGTGCTGCC